ACTCATTTTATCTTTTAATTTCTTATGAACCTGTTCAGGCGTACCACCATAGTCTTCAGACTCAGATCTATGGTGTTCTGGAAGTCGATTTTCTGGATGTAAATGTTTTCCTAACAATAACTCGTGCAGTTTACCCTTGTCGTCATTAGATTCAGAAGAACTCGCCGCCGCCATTTCAATTAGATATGTACTAAATCCTAACATAATCAATTTTCCTTTAGTGGTTTTGGTTTTATTGAAGTCGTCGTCACTACTACCTCACCGGTTTCAGGATCATGCTTTACATGGTGTGCGTGAAATTCTACTTCTGGATGATGTTTCTTAAGAGCTATAAACTTTTTTAAATTATCTTCAGAATCATCATATAGATGAACTCTACTGTATTTATTCTTCTTTATCTGGTCGTGCATGATAGCGGCTTTAGCATCGGCTGCCTTCATAGGGAGATTGCCGGCTCTTCTAACATGAATCTCACCAATATCTATACCGTACTTCGACATATGATGAGCAAACTTCTTCTGGTCGTCAAGGTCTGATCGAGCGGTCAATATCTCTACGTTCTTGTTGTTCTTATGGATAGCCTTAAGTTTAGCTATCATCTTACGAATTGGTCTAGCATGCTTGCCAAAGGCGTCTGAGCTTCTGAACTCTCTAAAGTCGTAAGAATGATTGTCTGGAAGGGTATGCGTATTAAACTCAGAACTCGTTAGGGTACGTGATCTATTTCCTTGTGGATCTATAACGTGTATTCTCATTCCCTCTGGATCGTGATGGAAGAGGGTATCGTCTATGTCAAAAGCATGAAGAGTATTAGAATCTTCATCTTTTTTTTCACAAATGAAACTTCTGAAATTTATCATATGCTTCCCTGTTTTTATAGATATTTATATAATATCTAAAACAAGGAAAAAGTACATATAAAAAAATAGGGGAGTCATCCCGACTCCCCCGTTCAATTCAGTACGGCTGGCGAAACCACCATCGTAATCCAGCGTTCCTTATCTACTCTTCTGTTCCAGCGCTATAATCGAGCACTTTAACATACTGAATGAATACAAGTTTATTTATACAATAGAATCAACTTTTTGAGTGGTTTTTAAAAAAAAATTTGGTGTGTTACCGTCAAATCCACCGCCATGGTTGAAGTGTTTCATGAATTTTCTAGCGTCGCATAGCTTATCACACTCTACCACAATCTGATTAGTCTTAGTCTCTAGGACATAAAATCTATCGCTATTAACAGGCACGACTTCATAGTTCATTCTTATTCTACCTCTCATGATAAAAAGATCGCCCAAAAATCGTCTGCAAGTCTAGTGTCAGTTACGTATTCATGAGGGATATAGCAATAACCTCTATCTCCCCATCCTTCTCCCCATGAATTGCGGACTATAAAGTGAGTGTCGGTCGAACCTACTAATAGCATACAATGACCACCGATCATTCTTTCAGAAAGATCAGGCATTGGAACTACGCCACTAGCAGCGACTGCATCGCTCTCAAATGACTCATAGAGAGCTATACCAAATACGATGGGAATCTGATGTGTTAATACGTTCTGAATATTTGCTAACTTAACAGGAACTCTAGAATACTGTTTAATTATGCTCTTCTTAGCTTCAGCGTATACTTGATCAGAAGGTCTTTCAGCGAATCTAGAAATATCATACGGCCAAATATCTTCAGAAGGAGATCCTAAAGTAGCAACGACTTTAATACCATCACGCTCTTCTGCGCCAGCATCGATAGAGGTAGTACCCTCTAAAACGCGCTCGTTATAATATATAAACAAGCGAGAAGGGTTATAATCGTGCTTACCTTGTGCTCTTAGACCATATGCTACAGCGGCTGCAATTGCGTTGCCGGTGCAAGAACCAAGCTGACCTTGATCATAAACAGGAGGCAGATGACCTGTCGTTCTTAGGTCAACGTTCTTTGAAACGCCGCGTTTTGCTCTTAAAGTACAAATTTTATCTCTATAGTCCGGTTTATCAGGCCGCCAACCATACTTTCTAGCAGTCATTATTTTCTCCTATTATGTAAATGACTTGTTATTTATTTCAGTCTTTATCTCCTGAATCAATAGAGATAAACATGTGGTACAACCAGATTTCCAACCAATACAACTAAGGGCGTCTTTAATAGATGTATTAGTATGATTGTTGACATAATCTTTTATGTCTTTAGTGGATATAATATTACACGAACATAATATCATGGGTTTCCTAATAACTGCATTGTTATTTTCAACAATACGCTAGAAGTTCCTGCTATGCAAAGAGCCTTTAAAAGTATAACAACTCTAGGATCTAACATTACTCTTTTTCCATAGCTCTCGTCCAGTATCTCTCTAAGATACTTAGTCTATCTTCTCTACTAAAACAGTCTGGTATTGGATATCCCTTACACTTCTGCCAGACTATTTCAGCCATTACTAGATCAAATTCATCATTTGAAGTCGCTAAATTTGTTTCTGTCGAATTTTGGCTTTGGTCTGTTTCTTTCAAAGTCTTCTTCTCCAAATTTAGAATTATCAAATACTGATTTAGTTGAAGGACCGTCTAAAATACCGTCTTGAGCTGATTGATCAACATCGTAAAGTCGCATCTTTGAGCGATCAATACCAATGACGAACCTACGATTGCTCCCTGGATCATTATAGCGATTCTTGAGCTGTTTAACCATGATTTGATTGAGTGACTCCAGCTCTTCTGTTGAGATGAGCGCAAACATAAAATCAGCTGTGGCCGGGAGTCCAAAGGATTCTGATGTATCTTCCAGTCCCACGTCGCTGTTCGAATATCCGCCTCTAGTTGTTTGAGTCGCAGAGACGATAGGTACATCGTATTCCACTGCAAGTCCTCGAAGCTCTTCTGCGATTGCTTTGATATAGGTATAAGAATTGACTGTGGCTCCATACTTCATCCTCGATGACATACAAATGTTAAGATAATCAATATAGATAATATCAGGCTGAAAGTTCTTCTTGATCTTTAGTTCATTAAGAAGATGTCTAAAGTTAGCAGATCCAGCACAAGCAGTCGGATATTCTTTGATAATAAGTTTACCAGTAGTCTTTGTCTTGAGCGTACCTATTTTAGAGTCATAAGATTGTTTTGGTAATAGTTCTAATTCATCCATTGTGACGTTGAGGAGATTAGCGTCGATGCGCTCTGCAATTCTCTCCTCAGCCATCTCTAGCGTAATGTATAGAACATTGAGTCCTCTTGAGAGGTTTGCTGCGGCACAGTGACACATGAATAGCGATTTTCCGACACCTGTACCCGCGAGTGCGATATTGAGAGTCTTGTTCGGCAGGCCACCGTTTGTAATGGCGTTAAAGTAGTCAAGATCGAATGGAACTCTCTTCTCTTTACGGTGGTAGAACTCATATCGTTCATCAGTATCCACCAAGAAATCATGACCAATATGGGTGTCNAAAGANACAGCAAGGGCATCAGTAAGNATTTGAGGAATCGAACCTTTTGAGATTGAAGCATTCTTTTCGTCCATTATTTTGATTGATTTCATGATCGCAAGATAAAGTGATTTATCCTGACAGAATTTTTCTGTCTGATCCAAAATCCAATCTAGTTTAGTATTTGGGTCCTGCGATAGCGACCCGACGATTTCTTTGCATGACTTGAAACTGTCTTCGCTCAAGCCATCCTTATTACTTAGGTCTATCGCAAGAGCTTCAACTGATGGAAACGAATTATACTTCTTAACATACTCATCAACAAGTTCAAATACTATCTTTTCTGAATAATCCGTGAAATATTCAGGTTTCAGAAATGGTATTGCTTTTCTACCAAAATCATTGTTATAAACAAGATTAGAAAGTATAACTCTCTCGATATTCAATTATCGTGCCTCCAGTTTATTTTAATAACGGACCTCTGAACCAAAAGGTAATACTTTTTCTTACTCCTTCGGTAACAGCTTTAACTCTGTGTTGCATGTAAGATGGAAATATCAGAACGCTACCTTGATTATCTAATGCATCAATATGATTTGGTTTCTTTAAAAACAATTCAAACTCACCACCTTTATATGGTTCTGTTGATAAATTAACGATGGCAGTTAATTTAAAATCATACATCTCGTTAACAGTGCCATCATTGTGCCATTCATATTGACCGTTTTTAGTTCCATCATATTCATTATAATGAATTGGTTCTTCTCCTGTAAATCTGTAAAGATCAAAACCAAACACTTCATTATTAACATGACTAACTAAATCTTCAAAGTTTGGAAGAAGTTCTTTACAATTCTTCCAAACTGTCATATAAACATCAGATACT